AACGCCAACGCAATCTTTCCACATGACGTGCTGAAGGGAATCGCTCACAGCTACACCAAGCTGGACAAGACAGAAACCGACCATGTGATCGCACAATGGGACGCTCTGCCTAACTATGTAGGTGACGCAAGTATCCTACCTCTAGTTGACGTAAGTGGTTCTATGACCTGCTCAGCAGGCAAGAACACACAAGTACGTTGTTTGGACGTTGCGGTTAGCCTTGGCTTGTACTTGGCAGATAAGAACAAGGGCGTGTTCAAGGACACATTCTTGACTTTCTCAAGCAAGCCACAACTGGTTACTCTAAAGGGTAACATTGTTGACAAGGTAACCCAAATGTCTAAGAGCGACTGGGAAATGAGCACTAACCTACATGCGGCTATGGACAAGATCCTAGACGTTGCGGTTAAGGGCAATGTACCAGCTAGCGACATGCCAGCCATGTTGCTAATCTTGTCAGACATGCAGTTCAACCAATGCGCTCGTTTCGACGACAACGCAATGGAAATGATCGGACGCAAGTTCGAAGCCGCAGGCTACAGCATGCCACAAGTTGTTTTCTGGAACCTAAACAGTTCAGACAACGTGCCTGTTAAGGCTGACAAGAGTGGTGCCGCATTGGTAAGTGGATTTAGTCCATCAATCATGACTAGCTTGCTAGCCGCTGATTTGGATCAATTCACTCCAGAAGGCATCATGCTCAAGACTGTAATGAGTAATCGTTACGCTCTGTAAGTTACGCTGACCCGCCTTAGCTTCATGCTGAGAATCCAGCGTCCGAGGTACACGAAATGTGGGATAAACTGTGTATCCGGGGTTTTGGCAAGTTTCCTAACACAAAAAAACTTGCCACTAATTCGTTGCTTTTATGCAACATCATCCTTGTCAGCGTAGGTTGACAAGGATTCTTTTTGATGTTATAATATACACATACTAGCAAAACAGGAGCAGAAAATGGGTTATCGTGTATTGGGTAAAACTGAAGATATTATGCAAGGTTTCCAAAGCCGTAAAGGTTTGGAAGGACCATTTTATTTTAACGGACGTATCCTTTACTATGATCCAAAAGAAGGCAAATACTGGGATCCACGAACGGATTTCTACGTGCCACACAGTGAATATTTTGAACTTGTTGGATTGATGGTAAAATAATAGTTAGGACATGACATGAGAAAATTAGCAACCATTAGGAAAATTGATGCACTGCGTCCTATCCCGGATGCTGATGCTATCGAATGTGCAGTCGTGGGTGGGTGGACGGCTGTAGTTAAAAAGGGTGAATTCAAAGCAGGCGATGTAGCAATCTACTGCGAAATCGATTCTTGGATTCCCCACGCACTGGCCCCATTCTTGAGCAAGGGCAAGGAGCCGCGAATGTTTGACGGCATTCAAGGCGAACGTCTGCGTACAATGAAGCTTCGCGGCCAACTGAGCCAAGGTCTGCTTCTTAGGTATTGGGATTTTCCTAAAGTAGTTGAGGCATTTCATAAGACTCGCTTGGCGTCAGATGAGCCGTTCGATGTCACTGAAATTTTGGGTATCGTAAAATACGAAGCACCAATTCCTGCACAGTTAGCAGGAGAAGTCAAGGGCATGTTCCCAGGTTGGATCCAAAAGACTGACCAAGAACGTGTTCAAAACTTAACAGAAGAATTTGACTACTGGCTCAAGGAACAACATGTTTGGGAAGTTACTGAAAAGCTGGATGGCAGCTCAATGACGGTGTACCTACGTGATGGTGAGTTTGGAGTGTGTAGCCGTAATCTTGAACTCAAGCCCAGCGAAACCAACAGCCTGTGGAAGGTTGCAGTACGCAATGATTTGGAATTGAAGCTTCGCCGCGCCAATCGTAATATTGCACTACAAGGTGAGTTGATTGGAGAAGGTATCCAAGGTAATCCATACAAGCAAAAAGGACAAGAATTTTTCTTGTTTGATATCTACGATATTGATACCAGCAAATATCTAACTCCTGCTGAACGTAATGCATTTGTTGAAGAACATGATATCAAACATGTGCCTGTGCTGGCATTTGGTGCTGAATTGTGGGATACTTTAGGTATCAACAGCATTGACGGAATTCTAAAATTTGCAGAAGGCAAATCAGTTATGGGAATGATTGGCTGTGAACGTGAAGGTCTTGTGTTTAAAAGCAAGGCCATGCAATGTTCGTTCAAGGCAATTTCAAATAAATTTTTATTAAAGGGTGGTGATTAAAATGCCATGGATTGAAAATATACCGTTGGAAAATGTAGCAAAAGCTCAGCATCATGCATGTGGTGCTAACAGTATGCTGATTCAAATTTCGGATCATGACATGGCATTTCCTAAACCCAAGCACGAATTCAAAGAAGTCCACCAATTTACATTTTTAGACATTGAAGAAGACGGCATGACCAATACCGGTGATGGCAAGACTATTGATTTGAGTGAGTTTGCTATCACAGACGCACAGGCACAAGAGCTGGTTCGCTTGTTGAAACATGCTTGGGAAAATCGTATGAATGTTGTGGTTCACTGCCATGCAGGCGTTTGCCGTAGCGGCGCAGTAGCAGAAGTTGGTGTCATGATGGGCTTTGCAGATTGCGAACGTTTTCGTATTCCTAACTTATTGGTCAAGCACAAAATGATGCGAGAGCTGGGTTGGACTTATGACAGTGAAGAAAAGTCCTATGATGTGCATGGCACTGCAAATGAATGGGGCCTTATAATCCCAAACAAAAATCACGAAGGAGATATCTAATGTATCTATGCAAAGAAGAAGTTCAAAAGATTTTGAACACAATGGATCTATTTCCAGAGGCTACCAGTTTTGAGTTGCTACAAGATGCCAGCAATGGCATTGGTAGTACAACAAGCCTGATAGTACATACTACAATTAATGGGCTAGATGGTGAATTTAAAACTGAAATTAGTGGAGTGGAGAATTGGTAATGCATTACACAAACACAGACAATCCAATTGACTTTCCAAAAGTTAGTAGTAAGCCAACGTGTTATCAACTTATTGGAGTGCCGGCCTCAGGCAAAAGTACTTGGATTAAGGATCAAGACTGGATGTTAGGCCTGACTATAGTTTCTACAGATCCTTTTGTAGAAGATTATGCAAGAACACAGGGTAAGACCTATACAGAAGTGTTTGCTGAATACATGCCCACGGCCATTGGCCTAATGGCCGAACAAGTTGTGTTTTCACGTGAGCACGGTCATACTGTGATTTGGGATCAAACCAGTACCACAGTTAAAAGTCGTGCTCGTAAATTTAATATGTTACCAGACTACGAGCATATTGCTGTAGTATTCCGTACTCCCAATTTGGATGTACTCAAGGAACGTTTGGCCAGCCGTCCAGGTAAAGATGTTCCTTGGGAAGTTGTACAAGGTATGATTGATAATTGGGAAGAGCCCACAGAAGAAGAAGGCTTTACAGAAATTTGGTATGCTTGACAAACCCAAAATTTGATGTTATACTATATCTATCGTAAACAATAAAGAAAGAAACAGAAATGTGTACAACTGATCAATGGAGAATTGCACAAAGGCCGTTAGCAGAATATGCTTATAGTCTTAAAAAGAAATACTTTCAAACATTTGGTACTAGTTACGAAGCGTTCATGAATTTGTATGATTTGGGAGAGGTTCAATTAAGCAGTGTATTTGAAAACTTGTTAGTTGCTACTAGGAACAGATTAAACAAGCCTACACGCAAAGTTGCAGGTGATCGATTTGATTTTGTTCGAGTAGACTCATTAGGACGAGAAACTCCGTTAGGAGATATGAAGACTGGTGTGTTGCAAAAAGATGATACAAGGTATACTGCTAGGCGATACGTGATAGCCAGTGTAGAAAATAAATTAGGAAAGATCTACATTATTGGTTGGAATTGGATTACTAATAAACCAAATTTTTTCTGTATCCCTCCAGATGAGTTTGATAAACACCCTAAAGCGGGTTATAAGATCCCAGTAAATCCTACAACTGGTGAGCGGTCTGGTGGTTGGTACAATGACAACTGTGCCTACGACAATTGGGAAGAAATGTGCGTTGCTTAAGACATATTAATTGACAAAGCCAAAATTTGATGTTATAATACTACATTAAACAGTGAAAGGCATAAAATGGCTGGCAAGGCAAAATCAATTTACCTAACAGTAACTACGTTGGATCACAAATCAGTTTTTCATCGTATGTTTTTCAATGCAAACGAATTTAATGCGTTTGTTAAAACTGAAGAATTTAAAGCAAAGTATCCAATAACAGAATTTAAAATTGTAAAAGAAACTTATTAAGGAAAGGAGCAATATATGCCTAGCGTATTTTTAGTCAGCGACACACACTTTGGACACATGGGTGTATGTCGCTTCACACGTAACGATGGTGTTACAAAACTTCGTCCATGGGACTCAGCAGACGAAATGGACGAAGCCATGGTCAAGTCTTGGAACGAGAGAGTCAAGCCCACTGACAAGATTTATCATTTAGGTGATGCAGTTATTAACCGCAAGGCCTTAAAGACATTGGGACGTTTAAACGGCGACAAAGTTTTGATTCGTGGTAACCACGATATCTTTAGGGACGACGAGTATCGTTTGTACTTTAGAGAACTTAGAGCTTATCACGTTATGAACGGTATGATTCTTAGCCATATTCCGTTACATTCGGATTCAATGGG